GGCAATTACATCAGCGATATGTTCAAGTTTTAAACAAGAACTTTTACAAGGTAAGCATAACTTTGCTTCATCAGGTGGACACACTTTTAAATTAGCTTTATTCACTAGCTCTGCATCTTTAGGTGCGGCTACAACAGACTATTCAACTTCAAACGAAATTACAAACACATCAGGAACTGCGTACACTGCAGGAGGAGCAACTCTTACAAGAACAGGAGTTGGTTTAACTGGCACAACTGCATTTACAGATTTTGGTGACGTAACTTATACATCTGCATCTTTCACAGCAAATGGTGCAATGATTTATAACACTACAACAGCTGGTGGATCAGGAACAACTGATGCCGTTGCAATCATAGCTTTTGGTGGTGACAAGACAGCAAGTAACGGAACTTTTAAAATTGAGTTTCCTA